TTCTTCATGAACTTGAACGTGCTGTACGTATGGAGGATATTATTATCAGATCAAGACGTACAACCACAGAATTCAAAACCCTTCAAACTAAAACAGGTAAAACTGCCGAAGCCAAACGTTCGTTCCACGATGATGATGTAATGTCATTATCTATGGGTGTTTACATAATTTCATTTGATTTATTTAAAAATCAGAACAGTAACGAAAAAACAAAAGCAATGCTTGATTCGATCTTGGTAGTCAGCGTTCACGACAATATTCAACCAGACGAAATAAGAAAAAGAGAATCCGATGACGTTCGCCACCATGCGAACCCATATGGACAACATGGTTGGATGTTCAAAAATTTGAAGGGATCATAGGTCTTTTCAGAACAAACCAAGTATTTATAATAAACTATAAAAAACTATAAAAATGGCAGATAATAAGAAGAAAACGGTATACCAGAACCTTAATACCTTCCTTAATTTGGATGGTGCTGGTTTAGCACCGGAAGATTTGGCAAGAAATCAAGATGAAAAGATACTTTTAAAAGCTGAAACCCCCGATGACTTACGAGTTAAAGCACTCGAAATACAACAAAAAGAAGTCGTATTTGATAAGTTCTTTAAGATTCAGCAAAGTGGTTTCCAAAAGGCAATGCAGTATGAGGCAGCACGTCTACCTGCGTACATCGATTATGAGGGTATGGAATACTACCCATTGATTGCAAGTGCCTTGGACTTACTCATGGAGGAATCTACGACTATGGGCGATGACGGCAAAATGCTTCGTATCTATTCAAAGAAAGAACGTATCCGTGAAATTCTTGAAGAGTTCTTCTACGGTACTCTTAATATCAATGTTAACCTACCATTTTGGACTAGAAACCTTTGTAAGTACGGAGATAACTTTGTTTATCTTCTTGGTGAGAAAGGAAAGGGTATTCGCTATGCAAGACAACTTGTAAACTATGATATTGAACGTAAGGACGATTTCAAAGAGAAAAAAATGAGAACTATCTTCAAGAACCGTATCACTGGTGATGAATTTAACTTGTTTGAAATTGCTCACTTTAGATTACTTGGTGATGATAAGTTCTTACCATATGGTTCATCAGTATTGAACAAAGTTCGTAGAGTATTCAGACAGTTGATCATGGCAGAAGATGCTATGTTAACCTACCGTATTCTTCGTGCAGGTGAAAAAAGAGTGTTTAAAGTTGATGTGGGTAACATGGACGATAAGGACATCGAAGCATATGTACAGAGAGTAGCAAACAAATTTAAAAAACAATCACAGGTTTATAAAAATAACGGCCAAATCGATTACCGTTTCAATATCTTAGGTAATGATGAAGATATTTTCATGCCAGTTCGTGACGGTAAGTCAACTGTTATTGAAACACTTCCGGGTGCAACTAACCTGAATGAGATTCAAGACATAACTTATTTAAGAGATAACTTATTTTCTGGTCTTGGTATTCCAAAACCGTTCTTAGGTTTCCAAGGTTCTGCTGGTGAAGGTAAAAACTTAGCACAGATGGATGTTCGTTTTGCTAAAAAAGTAAACAGAATTCAACAAGCCCTTATTCAGGAATTGAATAAAATGGCGATCATTCACCTTTACTTAAAAGGATTTGAAGATGATCTTCATGAATTTAGTTTGTCATTAACCAATCCATCAACACAAGCAGATAAATTGAAGACTGAAACACTTCAAGCAAAAGTTCAATTGTATAACGATCTTACTCGTACAGAAAGTTCTGGTATTGCAGCAGCATCACATACATGGGCTAAGAGAAATGTATTCAATTGGTCTGATAAGGAGATCATGGAAGATTTGAAGAATCAAAGAATGGAGAGAGCGATCTCACAAGAACTTCAAGACACAGGTACTGTCATTCCTAAGACAGGTGTATTCGATAGTATCGATAAGAAATATGGAACTGCTAATCCGTTGCCAGCACAAGTTGGTGTAGCCGGAGCACCACCAGCATTAGGAGCACCTGAACCGGGAGAAGGTGCGAACACAGGTAATCCACCACCAGAGGCCGGAGCAACTAATGCACCACAATCACCTGCTGCTTTACCTCCTGCACAAGGAACACCAGCACCGGGAGTACAAGCAGAAGGTAGTAAATCATCAATGCAAAATTTAAATGAAACATCATTTGAAGATAAACTTCATGAACTTTTGGGTATTAAAAATCTGAAAGATCAGAAGGATAATGAGGATGATAGTGATGATGATTCACTTGCCAGTAAAGCAAGATCATTGAATAAAGGTGCTAAAAAGATGATTTCAGAAATCGATAAAATGATTTACGAAAACAACAATTCAATCAATAATAAGGCATCGGATAAGAATTTTACGTACAAGGAGAATAAAAAGGAAGATAAGAAAAAAGAAAAGGGTGAGTAATCTGAATAAAATTAGTATTTATTAGAAAACTTTATAGGTATGTCAAAACACAACTTAGGTATCATAAAAACCTCAATTTTAACGAATTTGAACGAAGGCACTTCGGTTAAAGGTTTTATAACCCTTTTGAAGGAGTCTGATTTATTGAAGACCGTGTTGACTGTATATGACAACATTGAAAAAAAACACATACCTAATGAAGAACTTGCAATCAAATACATTGATGAAAACATCAACCTTTTGAAAGAGAAGGGCTTTACTAAAGAACAATTTCATGAAGAAAATTCAAAACTTTTCCCATTGATTGAAGGTGTTACATTAGCAACTATCGACAAGGAATCACTTTTCAAAGATATACATACTTTGATTTATGAAAGTCTTCAAGGTAAAAGAGCAACCAACGTTAATAAATTGCATGATGCATTTGTTAATATTTTGGAACATTTGAAAACTAATGATAAGAAGGCTGTTGTAGAATCAATTGATCTACCAACCATTCCACAAGAAGTTGCATTGAATGAATTCTTCATAAAAAGAGCAATTCACGAATTTAATGATAAGTATAATAAATTACTTACTGAGGATGAATCTACTGTATTGAAGGCAATTATTAGTGAGAATAAAGAATCAAAACAAACCACATTCGACACAATTAAAGAAAGTACTCTTAATGCATTAAGTTCTTTGAAAATTGAACTTGAAGCTAAGAATAAATCAAAGATGGATGTATCTGAACAAAGAGAAGTTGATCAATTTACATATGGTATTGAAAAGTCTTTAACTAATATTAAACTGCTTGAATACAATGAAACATCTTTTGAGAAAGATGTTCTCGATTTGATCAATCTTAAAAACGAGTTATGCGACTAATGGTATTTGATTACCTTGAACTTTAGTTGGATCATTTCCAAAAGTTTGTTGTGCCAATGTTTTACATGTATTGATGTTATATTTAGTTCCAAGATCAAAATGAACTTGATCACTAAAACTACCACCCCATCTTAAATTTAAAGCATTAGAAATTTCAATTACTCCTGTTTGTTTCCATTCTTCAATCGACTTATTAAAACTATAAGATAACCCATTTACGGTTGTACTATCCAAAGCAATATCAAGTGCAAGCCCATAATTATGATAACTATTTCCCGGATTTGCTGCTGGAAGTGGTGGCATTTTTGCTTGATTTTCTTTTTGTATCCTTACTTGTGATGCAAAATCTCTATAACCACTTGTAATTCTTACTTTAAATGGTGTTTGTTTTTCAATATTATAAATAAATTTTCTAAACGTATCTTGTGCAACTGGATGAAGTTGTTGAATAAATTTTTCCTGTGCTGGTGATAATGGGAAATCACCATTAATTAATACAAAATCACTTATATTAAAATTTCTTAAATCAGCTTCGGTAAAATCAATTTCATATCCAAAACCAATTTGCTGATTTGGCTTTATTGTTGATTTCGGCATAAACGGTTCTTTACCTGAAAGTAATTTAAAAATACGATCTACATAACTTAAACCTTCTTTTATATATTCTTTTCCATAACGTTTTTCTGTTTTAGAAATCATATCATCATATGATTTTGATGTTAAGTATGCACCTCTATTATATGCAAATAATGAAGATGATGCAAGATTATTATTACGTTGTCCAACTTGATCCATAAAATAGCACTGTGCTTTTATCATGACCTTTGGATTATCAATAATATTTTGAAAAAGTTGCTGTCTATTTTGTTTTGCTCTAACAATTGTTTCTGATGTTGAAATTATTTTTTTATCACTAGTATTGAAATTTGGTACGTAATTTCTAATATCGGTTTTATCGCCAAGTAAATTATTAGTAATGTCATTAATATCGTCTTGAAAACTGTATGTGTTTTTTACAATAGTATCATAAACTGCGGAATCTAAAAATTGTGAAATACCCATAGCACCACCTTCTGAATAAATCCAAAGATTATAACCACTTTCAGCGTAGGCTTGTGCTGCAATTATATTAGCATCTAACAGATAATCTTTTGAATATCTATTAAACCAACTAATTAGATTTTTTGCTAGATCAGTTGGTGTGGTTATTGAAATGTTTTGCTCATTCTTAGGATTTGAAGTAAAAACTGTATCTTTAGGTACTGTACTTTTTGGTAAGGCAAATTTTCTTTTACCGCTAAATCTATCAGAACCAAACGTACCGTTTGATATACATCTGTTAATTATAAATTCTTCTCCTAGTTTTGTAATTGGTTTATATGCCATAGTTAATTAGGTGGACTAAGTAATCTGTTATTCATATCATTAATAACTGGTGGATTCACAGGGAATACACTATTATCATTAAATCCGGCACTACCAGAACTGTTTGGATTATTTCTATTTGTACCAGCAGATGAACTAACACCAGCTTGATTTACCAATCCGTTAGTAATGTTATCACTATCACCAGCATTTAAACCTGCCGATGTTGAGAAATCTGTGACTAAAGGATTTGGATTTGATCTAATTCTTACACCCATAAAACCAGTAGTCATCTTATTTGGTGTAACACTATGCTCAACCTTTAATATTAGATATGCACCATTAAACATTGGTACATTTTCTAAAATGAAATATTGAGTTGGTTGTATCATTACATTCCCATAACCTTGTACATTACAATTATAACTTCTTTGTTCATATGTTGAATAAAGATTCTGTCCCTTTGGAACTGGTGAGGATGCACTTTGATCTTGAGCAATTTCAGAAAGAATTGCAAGACTTTCGTTAGTTTCTTTATGTTCATTGGTATTTAAATCAATACTCGTAAACATAGTTTGATTTTGTTTAGCAAATGATACAGTAAATCCTTTTACTGTATCATTATAATCAGGAGTTTGTTCCAATACTGTTTCATCTTTTATTCCATCATCATCAAATCCACTCAAAG